GCTTCAGGTACATCCGTACTAGCCGTACCATATCCTGTGTTGAACCAAAAGTAAAACGTATTAGCCGCATTATCCTTAAGCGTAGTGCCTGGAAAGTCCGAACTAAGGTAAACTAAGGAAGGGTTAGAGAAAGCGTCTATATACGCCTTATCTGAGCTTTGAGCAGCTCCATTCTCATCTACCCAATTAACAGGTTTCTCTACAGGTTCAGTATTAGTATGTAAAGTACAATTAGGAAATATTAACGAAGCCTTATTTACTTGCTCGTTAAAGTAAAGTTTGTATTGGTGTGTTATGAAGTGGCGATTACAATAGTTCTCAGCCATATCAGTAGCAGCATCTATATAGTAACCCAACAAATCGTTTTCATCGTTTGTGTCAATACGTAACTGAGCCTTAATATCAGCAACTTCAACCACCTTTGTAGAAGGGTCGTTTACTAAAACTAAATCGCCTTGTTTGTTATCGTTTGGGTCTAAGTACATAGATTAAAAGTGAAAAAGGTTAAAAAAGGGAAGCCCCGAAGGACTCCCTTTAATTAAAAACTATTTATTATGCTGTTGCTAATAAAGAAGTTGCTTTAACAAATCCTGAAGGATTAGCGAAGCCCCAGTCCATATATTGATTAAGCACCAATCTAGTTTGACCGTTGATTGCTACCGAGTAAGGATCAACCATAATGTCTAAACCACCGAACATTCCCATATACATTTTAGAGAAATCTCCAAAGTAGAAATCTGCTGAAGCTGCTGCATCAGAAGTACAACCATTAGTAAAGAAAGTTTGGTAACCATTTACTAAGTTTCCTTGCATACCTGCATTAACAGCAAGAACTTGAGCTGAACGCTTTAAATCTTTCATTAATTTAGGGTGAGCTACATAAGCTAAGTTTCCTTCAAGACCGCCTACTTCAGCTAATTTTGCTTCAGCTAAAATGAAATCTTCAAATATAGAAGCGTTTGCTGCATAAGTAGCTGTTGAAGTTATAGTTGAAACACTTGCTGTTGCTCCTAACGAACCTGGTGCATCATCTACATTAGCTGTAGAGAAAATAGCTCCATCGATTGCCCCTGCTGAAGCACGACCTAAGTCACGAATGATAGCTTGTTCTGCTGCTGCTCCGTTTTGTGCTAACAACATTTTAGAGATGTTAACGTGAGAAGCTAAACGAACAGGGCTTAATTCTACTTTAGTAAAATCAACACCACCATCTGCTGAAGCAGCTACTTCACCTGTCGCCCAAGCTACACTTTGTTGAGATGTTACAGGAATTGTAGTGTTAGCACTTAAACCTGTTAAGATGTTTGCACCTACTCTGTTAAATACAGATGCTTCTCTCATTGCATCAGCAAATCCTAATACGTTTCTAGGAGCGATAGCTGAACCGCCTTGAGTTGGTTCGTTAGCACGAGATTCTAACATAAAAGAAGGAATACCTAAACCTGCAATAGAAGTACCTGCTGAACGAGCTTCGTTTACAGCTTCTTCGTGCATTTCACGCTCTACTCCATCTAACTTTCCGTTAGTGAAATCGTTGATTGCCTTAAAGAAAGAAAAATCTCTTACTTCTTTTGGCTCATTTGATACTGGTGCTACTACTTTAGAAGCAATCTCAGCGTTTAATTTTTCTTGTCTTTCGATCATTTCGATAGATTTTTTTAGTTCGTCTATTTTAGACATTTTCTCATCGTAAGATACTTGCTCTTCAGAAGTAAAGTTACGAGTTTCGTTTTTGCAAAGTTCAAGCATTGTATTGGCTTCTGTAATGAAACCTGCTCTTTCTTGCTTTAATTCAACTGAATTTTTCATTTGTTTTAAAGTTTGCTTTTGAGTTTTAACTCATTAGTTAATAAATTAATATTCGAAAGGTCTATAACCTCTTCTTCTTTAACCTCTTCAGTTTCGTTGTTAAACTCTTCCAAAGAACGTAAAGCTACATCAGTATTGGAGTAAGCCCCAACACCAACAATCGAAACATCAAACAACCTTCCGATCTTATTGATATTTCTCTTTGCTACATCACCATCTTTACTCCACTCGTCATCCTCTACCGTAAAGGCAAACGAAGATTCATAAAGTAAACCTCTACGCATTAGTTCAGCGACATCTCGCCCAACCGTTGTGTTAGGTAACGTACCATCGTATCTTAAACCTAAATCATCTACAGACAATTTAAGCGTACCACCTTGATTTCTATCTAAGATAGCATTCATATCGTGGTTAAATGTTAAAATTACATTGTCATCTAATCGACCATCAAACGCACCTCTTGAGATAACTTCTCTAAAGCCTAAATCTCTGCTTTCGTGGTCGAACAAAGAAGCGTAACCTGTCACTTTGATTTCGTCAGAATCTTCTTCCATACGAACCTCAAGTGCTTGTGAGTACACTCTAATTTCTTTATTATCTTTCATATCTAAACTATTTTTTTCTTCGTTACGTTTAATCTCTTTTACCTTTTTCCTAGACCAACTGAATCCTGAGTCACCGCCCCATAAAGCCCAAGCTATTCTACCTGCACTTGGATAACCCTTCTCTCCTGGACTAAAACCTTCAGCTTTCTTATCAACTTCGTGTCGGCTAAAGAAACTAAACATTCTTTTAATTGTAGATATAGATAAATTTCCGTTTATTATATCTCTTGCTCTTGATACTCCTACCTCAGTACCACCTCTTCCGTGTTCCTTTCTCCAAGCCAAGCCTTTTTTAGCTTCGGACTTCATTCCGCTTGTAGGAGTTGTATTTATATCTTTTAAAGCCATTATTCGCTTTCTACTTCTCGTTTAGTGTCCTCTCCTAGTTTATCTAAAGGCATCATATT